AAGAAGAATGTGGTACCATACGTTGTCGTAGTACTAAAGTAGAACGTCGTTGATCTACTTGTATTGAAGTAGAATGTTGTTGCTCTACTTGTATTGAAGAAGAATGTGGTACCATATGTTGTTATGGTATTAAAGTAGAACGTCGTTGATCTACTTGTATTCAAGTAGAATGTTGTATTGTATGTTGTAGTTGTATTATACGTTGTTGCCTTACCAACAGTTGTAATATATGTTGTATTGCCACCTAGAGACGTACCAGTGGCTCTAGATGTATCAGTAGCTCTACTTGTATTGAAGAAGAATGTGGTACCATATGTTGTTGTTGTTTGGAATGTTGTGGTTGTTGCTCTAGACGTATCAGTTGCTCTTGTTGTGTTATTAACAGCTGATGTTATAAACGTCGTTGTTGTATTGAATACAGATGTTGTATTAAATGTAGTAGTGGTTGACTTAGATGTTTGAAACACCGTTGTTGTATTAAACAACGACGTTGTATTGAATGTAGTTGTTGTTGACTTAGATGTATCGGTAGCTCTAGATGTATCAGTAGCTCTTGTTGTAGCGTAGGCAGTATTAAACGTGGTTGTTGTGCCGTAGGCTGTGTTAAATGTTGTTGTAGTATTAAATACTGTTGTAGTATTGAATGCTGTTGTTGTTGATTTGCTTGTATCATAGCCAGTGTCATAAGCAGTAGTTGTAGATCTGCTTGTGGCAGTTGCCTTTGATGTCGTAATGACAGTATCAAATGTTGTTGTCGTATCAAATGTAGTAGTTGTTGCTCTGCTTGTATCAGTGCTCTTGCTTGTATTATAACCAGTATCAAATGTCGTTGTCGTGGTAAACGTTGTCGTTGTACCATAGGAAGTAGTGTATGTTGTTGTAGTGGCTCTTGTTGTACCAATTACTGTATCATAAGCAGTAGTTGTTGATACGCTTGTGGCTGTTGCTTTAGATGTACCAATTACAGTGTCAAATGTTGTCGTTGTATTAAACAACGTTGTTGTTGATACGCTTGTGGCTGTTGCTTTAGATGTACCAATTACTGTATCAAAAGTTGTTGTAGTGTTAAATACAGTTGTTGTAGCTCTGTTTGTGGCGTAGGCAGTTGTTCTGCTTGTAGATGTAGCTCTATTGGTAGCAGTAGCCTTGCTTGTACCATAAGCTGTTTCGTAGAATGTTGTATAGGCAGTTGTAGTGGATCTGCTTGTGGATCCAGTTGTCTCAAATGTTGTAGTAATGGTTGTGTCAAATGTTGTCGTACGAGAAGTCTCGTAAGAAGTGTTCTTGACAGCAGCAAATACAAGTCTTAGGTTGCCATTATCATTAATGAATATTTTATTGACATTGCGTAGAGTACCAGCATCGTTAACCTTTACTTTAACGGCTGTTCTTAGTGTTCCATTGTCATTGACTATCGTCTTAATTGGCATCTAAATTCTCTACGGATTGTACACTAACCACATATGACCATTCGCCGTTGCACCAACATTGGATGGTTCTGTGCTTGTAATTGTTACCCTAGCATCTGAGTAATATTGATTTGCAGCCGTCCCATTCAAATGTAATGCATTATTAGCTGTTATCGTATATGTGTTGTCAGCTAAGTTTGACGGCTGAATCAACGTACTCATTGTGCTACTCTTTTATTTATTATCAAACGTACACATACCAAACGTGTCCATTAGATGTTGCACCAACATTAGATGGTTCTACGTTTGTAATTGTGGCTGGTGTTCTCCAATATACTCCGCCTGTTGAGTTTGCATATAGAATCTGATCAGCCGTACCAGTTACACCATTTGCAATTAGTAATGAACCAACATGCATTCTGCCTGTGTTTGCTACGTTGAAGCCGGCAACTATTGTGGCATCCCCACTTTGAGCAAATACTCTGAGAAGCGGGGTCGAGCCAGTGTTACCACCGACAACATCAATATTCCACGTGTTGTTTGCCTGGCCTGTGATTGCAGTTGCTAGGTTGTTACCATAACCAATAGTAATCTGGCCACCTTCGCCTGCAGCAGTCCCACCTCTTACAACAAGACCACTTGGTGTGATAGTTTGTGAAGAGTTAGCAATAAAGCTTGTGCCAACCGTAAAGGCTGCTGAGTTAACACTTACTGTAGCATTAACTGTGCCAACAATTGCTAGAGATGATTGAGTTAATACAGAGTTGACAGTTGAGTTGCCAATAAACAATGCTGTAGCATTTGCAATAACATTTGCGCCAACCCTTAGAGTTGAGGAATTTGCAAACACATTAACCGTTGAGTTACCAACTGTTAAGAAGTCACCATCAAATGTTGTGTTGCCAACTGTTAGCTGTGTACCACGTAGTGCAATATTACCTGCTTGAATAAACGTATTAACAGTGCTATTGCCAATAGAAATTGTTGACGTATTAATTGTTAAGTTAGCACCAACATTAATTGCNNNCCAACATTAATTGCAGCCGATACATTTGCTGTACCAGTAATATCCAATCCGGAAGTACCAGTAATTAAGCCTGATGCATTAATTGTGTTAGCATTCAACAACCAGCGATTAGCTGCAGCACCTAGAGCTGTGCCAGTGCTATTAGAAGCTGGAAAGACACCAGTTGTGTTAGCAGTTACGCCTGTAGTTGTATGAGAGGCAGCATTAACTGTGCCAGTGTGGTAGAGACCTGAGCTGTTGCCAACTAAGCTTGCGCCAACTGTTACAGAAGCAGCGTTGACTGTGCCCGTATGATACAATCCAGTTGTATTACCGATTAGGGATGTACCAACTGTAATCAATGCAGAGTTTACAGATACTGAGGCATTAACAAATCCAGTTACTGTAGTGTTGCCTGCTGCCAGTACACCAATAACATTAGCTGTAGCAGCTAAGAGATTGTTGGCCTGGAAGTTTGCAATTCTGAATGTATTGTTGGCTGTATCGACAAATGCCCCATTTGGTTCTGGAGCAAGATTATCAAACACCTTAAAGTAACTGTCTGTAGCATCTCTAAAGAAACCAGCATGTTTAACTGTACCATCATCATACTCGCCAGCAAAACCTAGATCTGGGTTAGCAGCTGATCTACCTTCCACAGTACCACCAGAGACGTAGGCGCCTGGTGAACCTGTGTTGGCTACAGCAAAGGTTGTGGAATTAGCAGATGTAATTATAGCATCAGTTACATTATAACCAGATGGGTCTACGCCAATGACTCTTACAGTCATCCCCACAGTGTAACCATTATTTGTGGTGTATAGGAAATGCGTACCATTTGACGACGCAGCAGTAATTGTTTTTACTTCTGGTTCATTCAAATAAATGAGGTTATCTGTAATCTTCAAGTCGACAGCACTTATGACAACAGAATTACCAGATACAGTTAGGTCACCATCAATTGTTAAGTTACCGCGAGCTGTAATATTGTTTGCAGCAATGTTACCGGTTAGGTTTGCCCATCCTGTGATTGTAGTGTTACCTAGTGCTGCTGTATTTGATACAGTCAAAGCACCATTAACTGTCACATCCCCACGTAGTGTTGCATTACCACCAACATTTGCAGTTGAAGATACATTAACGAAACCAGTTACGGTTGTGTTGCCAGCTGCTAGAGTACTACTTAATGTTGCAGCACCAAGTACAGCAAGTGTGCCATCTGTGTCAATGCTTGTGCTTGTTATTTGTGTATTAACAGTTGAATTGCCAATATAAACAAGGGTTGCATTTGCTTGGAATTCAGGATTGTTAGGTAAAGAAGTAGTTCCTGCGTTGATTCCACTAGTTGCTCTAAGAGCATCTGTTGTGCTTACACCATCAAATCCAGCACCCAAACCGGCTACTATTGCCACTGGAGCGCGTTGAGTACCATCACCATTATTTCTTCTTAGAACAATTCTTGGTGAATCAGCTGTACCAAAGAATAGATCAATATCGCCAGCTGGTGTGGCTCCTGCTGATGTTAGATTATTTTTTAATACAAATTGGGTTGATGCTATAGTGGCATTAACCGTACTATTACCGTGGTAAATGTATGATGTACCACTATGCTTTAAGTATAGATTACCACCGGCACCACCAACATCAGAGCCTATAGTAATATTAGCAGTAGAGTTACCAGCTTGAATTGCTGATGTATTAACAGTGACATTTGAACCCACTGATAATCCTGTGGATCGCATTGCAGCATTAACAGTACTATTGCCAATAAACAATGCAGTCGTATTAACAATTAAATTTGCGCCGACACCTACAGCTGTAGTGTTGATTGTAACATTACCAACATCAATTTCAGTTGAATTAGCTGTCCAAAATACTGATGAATTACCAACATATACATTGCCAGAAATATTAGCAAATCCTGTGACTGTGGTATTACCGGCTGCTAGTGTATTTTGTAGACTTGCTGCGCCCGAAACTGTTAGGCCAGTTAACGTGCCAACTGATGTTAGAGACGAACCTGTTACGCCAGTGCCAAGAGCTGTTGAATTAACTACCTGGACTCCATTAATTTCATATTGCTTTCCAGAGACTAAGTTGAAGTCTTCTGAAGAGGTCCAAGCGTCTGTTGAATCAATCCAATTCAATGTCTTATCTGTGGTACCCTTTAGTGTGATACCACCACCATCAGCCGTAACATCTGTAGGTGTATTGACATCACCAATGATGATGTTCTTATCTTCGACAACTAGGTTGGTCGAATTAACATTAGTTGTAGTACCGTTAAAGAATACGTTACCTGATACAACTAGGTCACCTGAGATGGTTGTGTTACCAGTTAGTTGAGATGTACCAAGAACAGCTAAAGTGCCGTCTGTATCAATACCAGCACTAGATATGAGTGTATTAACTGTCGAGTTACCAACCAACAAGGCTGTTGAATTTGCAACTACGTTTGTGCCAACTCTTAAAACTGTTGAGTTAGCAAATACATTGACTGTTGAGTTACCTAGTGAGAATACTGAATCAGAAATTGTAATATTACCAACTGTTAGCTGTGTACCCTGCAAGTTAATGTTACCAGCCTGGATGGTTGTATTAACAGTGCTATTACCAATGAAGATTGTTGATGTGTTGATACTAACATTGGCACCAACATTAACAGCTGTTGAAACATTAACTGTAGCTGGTAATCTCGCAGTATTCAATGTGCCACTAGCAATATTGTCTGCATTTGCAGCAAATGATGTTGCATTAGTGTAGGCGTCATTAGCTCTTGTTGCTGCATTAGAAAATGCAGTGGCACCTACAGTATCACTATATGTTCTGAGAGTAGATGCTGTGTTACCACCAACTGTTGCTGCATCTACTGATGTAACAGATGCGCCATTACCAGATAGATTTGTTGCCACTACGTTAGATGTTGTTACAACCGAAGATGTTACAGTTGTATTAACAGTGCTATTGCCAACATTAATTGTAGATGTTGATAAGTTAACATTGGCGCCAACATTAATTGATGTTGTTGCATTGGCAGTGCCGCTAACAGATAGGCCATTTAATGTGCCAACAGATGTTAAAGAAGAACCAGTAATACCTGTACCTAGAGATGTGGAATTAATAACTTGTGAGCCATTAATTTCATACTGCTTACCAGATACTAGATTAAAGTCCTCTGATGCTGTCCAAGCGTCTGTTGAATCAACCCAAGTGAGAGTTTTATCGGTTGTACCCTTTAATGTTATACCGCCACCATCAGCTGTTACGTCAGTTGGAGTATCTGTATCACCTAGGATAATGTTCTTATCTTCAACGACAAGGTTTGTTGAATTGACGTTTGTTGTTCCGCCGTTAAAGAATACGTTACCAGAAACAGTTAGGTCACCAGTAATTGTTGTATTACCAACTGCTACTGTACCATCAATGTCAAAAGAATTTGCAGTTAGTACAGCATTAACTGTTGAATTGCCAATGAATAGAGCTGTTGTGTTAGCAATTAGATTTGCACCAACCGTAATACTATTAAGTGCATTGAGATATAGTAGCGTATTAGTTGGTAGGAATACATTAGCAGATGCACTCCATACTAATATTTGGCTATTAGCTGGTGGTGTTGTTGTAACGTCAATAGGAATAGGGGCTGCAGCATTACTTGTAGCAGCTTCATTAATAGCATTTGCTGCAGGTACACCACCAGTTGTTGGAACAGCAACTACACCACCTTGTGGAGAAACAACTGTTGCAACTGGGTTTGGATCAGCAACTGTTGGCTTTGGAATAATTGCAAGAGCACCAGAATTGGCGTCTGTCTGCAATAAAGCGCCGCCAAGATCAATTGTTGAACCAGAAAGATACAGATCTCTCCAGCGCATTGAAGAATTACCTAGATCGTAGGTAACATTTGCACCTGGTAAAATATGACCGGTAACATTTAGGTTACCAGATGTAATTGTACCATCGATATCTAGGGAATTTTGGGTCAATACGGCATTGACGGTAGAGTTGCCAACGGAGATGGCTGAGGTGTTAATCGTGATGTTTGAACCAACACCGATTGCAGTAGCATTTACTACCGTAGTACCGACAGCAATGTTAGCTACCAGAGCACCTGAGCTATTTACTACAAGTACGCCGCCGACCTCCAGGCCGTTTTTGACTCTAAAGTTTTCGTTTGCCATATTGGTTCCCTATCCCCAATAATAATTGTTATTTGAACTATTTATGCTTCGACTAACTCTACACTAAATTTGAAGTTTGTTGTGCCAGCATTTGCCGGCGTAGCTCTCAATCTTAGATTTCCAGAATTAATATCAGCTTCGTAAGTTGCTAGTTCACCAACGTCATAAATTGAAGCAAACTGTACTACCTGTGTGTTTGTACCATCATGTTGAACCATAATGTGAATTGTATGGTAATCTGTGCCATTTGTTGCTGTAATTAAGTATCTTGCAGCTCTATAATTTGCAACTGCTACAGTATCTACAGTACCAATGCTTGTACCAGCAATAGAGGCAGAACCAACTTTATTGTATCTTGTGATTGTTGCTGTTGTAAATGCTTTTGTAGTTGGCATTTGATTAAACCTCTATAATTATTCTTTTTGACTTGAATGTTGTGCCAGATCTTGTTGGAGTTACTCTCAACCTTACGTCTCCCGCATTAATATCTGCTGATAAAGTAAACAATGAGCCATTTGAGTAAACCATACCATATTCAGAAATATAAGCCGTTGTACCATCATGAACTACAATAGCCTCGCTTGAATGAAACGAGTCTACTGTATTGGCCTGTACCAAATATTTAGCAGTCCTGTAACTTACGGCATTATATGTGTCAATTGTTAATATACTTGTTGATCCTGATCCATATGCAGTAGGATTTGCAAGATCCGCAGTAGCTGATTGAGCTGGATAAGTTATTACTTCAACAATATCGCCTGAAATTGCATTTGATGATAATACAATATGGGTCGTGTTTGGGGCAGTATAATCACTACCAGATGCTAGTTTAATACCATTAAGATAGACTAACTCATAACCAGCAACATATGTGAATAAAACTGTGTTGTCATCGTTGCCTGTAATGTTGACAGTATTAGAGGCAATAGTGAATTTAAATGACTCGTTAACTAACTTAACACCATTGAGGTATACACTTTCTTTGTTAATTGTGTAAGCTAAGACCTTTGTAGTATCATCAGGGCCCTCAAGTACAGTTGTGTTTGATGCAATTGTATAAACAAATTTGGATACAGATACATCACCACCAGATGAATTGGCCCAGTACACCCCACCTGTAGCATTTGCTGTTAATACCTGACCATTTGTGCCAGCTGCACCATTGGCATGGACAGCACCATTAAATGTTACTGTATTAGAGAACGAATGGGTATTGGTCCATGCAAATGATGCATTAACATTAGTGGACAAAGCTCCCGATGCTGCCCAATAGGCACCTGTTCCGTTAGAAAATAGAACATCGCCTGCCGTTCCGTTTGTACCATTAGCAACAATTTTTGTGACTGCAATGGATGTGCTGTTAACTGTGGTGTTAACAGTACTATTGCCAAACGTTGCACTAGTAAATGTTGGTGTTAGAGATGTGGAAAAGGATATGGATTGAGGTGTATTGGCTCCATTAGCAATAATGCTAATGTTGTCACCACTAATAAAGTTAACTGTGTCTAGACCGCTAGCAGTTAATTGTGTAGTACCATTAACTTGCCAAAATTTAAATGTGCTATTGATAGCAATCTTAGCAACACCAGTGGATGGATTAGTAACAGCAAAGCCACTATCCTCATCAAACTGAAGTGTAGAAATTTGTGTATAGGTAGCAACATTTGACGTTAAATTGGTTTGTTGTACGTTAAATGCACCTACTTCAAAATAAGCAGTGCCATCAGATGAATACAGTTTTTTATCTGTTAAATTGAGCGCCAACTCACCTGCTGCAATATAAGATGTGTTTGCAGCATTCGTAGTATTAGGCGTACGTCCAGATATGGACGTTCTTTTAATCTGAAATTTTGTAGCCATGTGGCCCTCAAGTTGTAACCAGTATATACTGGGATAAAGCAGGGGTTATATAACCCCTTTCAGTTATTTATAAACTTAGTCTACTCCTAATTCAGCAGAGAATGTAGCATCAATTGCTTTGTCAGGAGCATCTGGACCACCAACGCCTGGTACGGTACCACCACCACCTGGACTATCACCACCAGTGTCACTTGGAGGATTTTCAACAACAATTGATACAGATAATGTGTCTGAGACGCTGAGCGTGTCAACACCAGTGATAACAAACGCATAGGTGCCAACAGTTGTTGGAGCACCACTGAGGTAGTATTGGTGACCTATAGTTGGAGTAGCCTGTCTCTCTGTAGCCGCTGTTATTCCTGGCGGTAATGTGCCAGAAGAAATAGACCACGTTAGAGGACCAGTTCCTCCTTCATATGAGACAAATACTTCCTCACCTCTGTCATTATAATTCACACCCACATAGCCTTTTGGTGTTGCTGCAACAACAAGTGCTAATGGATCCGCAGATGGAGGAGGTGGTGGCGGAGGTGGTGGCGGAGGAGGCGGAGGAGGTGGGGCTGGTGGCGTAGCAGCTTTACTCTGTAACTTAAATGATGCTTGCTTACCTAAGTCTGGTAAAGATATAGTAACTATTCTTAAATTATTTGAACCACCGTCTGATTTAGTTTTAACAAGTGCAATATAAAATGCCGAGGAGATTTCTAGGTTACCAATACTGAATGTTCTGGTATACAATTTCCACTCACCATTGAGTGATGTTACCGCGCCTTCAACAGACGTATCCAACAACGATTCTGTTAGTCCTGAAATAGAATATCTTACACCAGTGCCAACAGCTTGTGGGGAAGCACTAATTGATACAAAAAATGAATCCCCCTCTGTGAGAACAGTATCTGCCTCAATAGGTGTATTAGATGATGTCAGTAATGATAATGCATAATTAATTGGATCTGGTGTAGTTGAACTGTCAATAATGTTGACTTGTTTAACTAAATTGAGAGATGGGATGGCAAATGTCATTGTCTCAGTTCCCGACTCTGTAGTAAAGTCCTCAATTGCTCTAATTGTAATAGAACCTATATTTTTATTAATTGTTATATTACCATTCAATGAAATTGCATTACCCAACGAATCTCCAATATCTCCTGCTCCAACACCCGTAATTCTATAAGGTATTGTTGTATCATCAGCGACAGTTGTAGTGTAGAGAGTAAATGTTACTAGTTGACCCTCGCTAATCTCATCAGCTGTTGAAGATAAACTGTATGTTGGGTTTGCATCAGTGACATCTACAGTAAGGCTTAGATTCAAACTTGGTACTCTAATTCTAAATTTCTTATCTGTATCAACAATACCATTAGGTCTAATAGTAAACGTTTTTAGAGAATAAGGCAGATCTGCTGGCGACATCTGATCAGGACCATTATAACCAATTATAAAGGCACCAAACAATGGCTCACCAATATCTTCTGTTGTTACACCATCAACAATATAATTAAATATTGTACCTAGAGATGATCGTGTATGTGTCAATTTGATTTCAATTGAATTACCTTCTTGAACTGATGCAGCAGATGATTCAAGTTTAATTACTGCTGGTGATAATGATGTATCAGCTATCGTAATTGGTAATGATGTTACCCATCCTGGCTGATTGACCTTAACATCAGGTAGAGCAACAATCATTGTCTCCAGCCCTTCAGTGGTCAAGTCAGCTGCTGCCGTAATATCAATATGGCCAACATAATATGTTTCTACGTCATATCCTACAGGTTCACCAGCAAAGATTCCACCAGATGTTACAAACCTTGGCTTTCTTACTTCTGTAGACTGCACAGTGAAGTTACCACTTAATGGAACATCAATATCGCCTGCGCTTACTCCACCAATGACATAGGGAACTGAGGCACCATCTGTCTTATTGGTTGTTATCAATGTAACTCTAATTGTTTCACCTTCTTCAATACCAGTTTTATCTGCACCCAATACCCAATATTCATCAAGCCTTACTGGCACATCTCCATCATGGACAACAGTTAGTTTCATTGTAAGATCTTGGAATGCACCAGACGTTGATGTTACTCTAATAGTAAATGTAAATGCTCCTATGGCATCTGGTGTACCTGAGAAATTGATTGGCGCTGTACAGTATGAATCAATAGGTCTTGTGCCACCTCGAACATTGGTAGTAGCACCGGCTGCGATTGTTAACCATGCTGGTTTATTGCCACCACTCAAAACTGTTACAGTAAATACGCTATCAAAAGAACCCAATTCTACAACAGACAGTCTATATTGACTGAATGCTGTATTCAATGCTACACCCTTTATTGCATTAGGGAGAACACCAGCATCATCAATCAAAAAACCAACAAATTGTAATGCCGATGATATTGTCATAGTATAATCATTATAGGCACTTTCAGGATCTGGCACTGTATCATCAGTAACTGTATAGCGCCAATTGTATGTGCCAATCTTTGTTGGCTGACCTTTTAATAATCCCGTTCGGCCACTGTTGAGAGTGGTTAATGATAAACCAGGAGGTAGACTACCACTTGTTAATGTCCATTTATATGGCATTGATTGATCCTTCCTTACTAAGAGTCACTTGCTAACATTGCTTGGCTGTCTCCGGCGACACCAATTGAGCCACCGCCAGTAGTGCCACCACTACCACCAGCAATATTACCTGGATCGACAAATAGATCCTCTAGGATGATACCGCCCGTCACCGATCCAATATTTAGATTTACATCTTGACCTATTAAGGCATTACCTGGCTGGACAGCTGTAAACACTAAAGCAGCTGCTGCAGGTGGAGGTTCTATATAACCACCATTTGAAATAAAGACATAATCAGCTGTTACACCAGCTGGTAATACAGGTGGCTCGTAAATGAACCAATCAAATGCATCATTATTACTAGATGTGTCATTCTGGGTTGTTTCTGATCTTGCCCACAATCTACCGCAAGGGTATGATTTACCATCAGATCCAATAAATGTTATAGCGCCGATAGCTGCAGCTCCTGTCTCAGCAAAGCTCATAATCATAAAATAACCAGTTGGTATGATTACATTAGGTGTTTCATTGCCATGGGCTGATCTATGTCCAATACTACTATAGTATCTTGTAGCGTTTGGGAATTTACCTGCATAAAGTGGTCTACCAGATAAAGCGTATATCGTACTGCCATTATGGAATCCAACAAACTTTGTCTCTGGACCATTGAGACCATTTTCAAAAGGTATTCTGCCATAGTCAATCTGCTCATTGCCATTACCAAAAACATCGAATGTATGATACATTCTTGGACCATGAGAGTATGTTGACAATCTATAGCATCTACCAGCAGGCATTGGCAAGCTAGCATTAAATGATGCGGAAGCTGGGCTGCCTATACTATATGTTACACCAGATTCTGTACTTGTTAACTGGGCAGATACATCAACCTTACTAGATGATGTTGTTATTGTTGGTAGAACGCCACTAAAATTAGCACTACTATCATAATATACAGATTTTACAGTAATATTAGCTTGACCATTAACAGGATTTGAAACAACTGTAATATTAGCGTCAGTATTATCGCTAGTTGTTGCAAAAGCAAATCGAGGTGTTGGTATTGTTGTTTCAGATGTGTATGTTGCTGTATAATCAACTCTTTGTTGATAATTAACCTCAAGTGGATGAGGTTCTTGATAACCAAATCCATTATTAGATTTATTTGTAACTACAAAAGCCTTTGCAGTTGTATTATCTTGGGTAAGGACAACTTTAGCACCAGCTTTTGGTACTGGAACTTCTATTCCTTGTACTCTTAGATCTCTTAAAAACTTTCCGCCAGGCTTATCATATAATTCATATGTAAAATCATAATCAAAGAAAATACCAATAAATGGTTTTAATGTAACTCTATCTCTTCTCTTATTAGAAGATGCTGGATGTTGTGCTGGCGCAGCATTTGTGTTTGCTGCTTCATTGTAGAATGGTCCAGCTACTTCAGTACCACCAAGTCTGTTGTCGACTCTTCTAATTTCGTAATCAACATTAATTGTACCTGGATAATCTGATTCAACAATAATATCTTCGTAGTGATTTAAGACATAGGAGTAGCCACCACTAGAGCCTGTTACCTGACCACTTGAACCAGAAAAATTAATGCCGCCAATACCTAGGACATATGATGAATATGTTACAGGAAATTTTGTGGCAACTAATGTTGGTGCAAGCGCACTGACAGAAACGCTTACATCTTTAGTTACTGTTCTCGTGATACCCCTATAAACTGATTGAGCTATGACTTTATAAACACCAGATTTAGATGACTGAGTTGCAGTTGCAACAATTGTAATTTTTGTAGGTGATTCTTGTGTGACTACTAGATCATCACCACTAACCTTTGCAGGGGGAAACTGAAGACTATGTGTACCCTGGACAGCTGATGAATCAAATATACCTGTTGCTGATTCTGTTTTTTTGTCTGATGATATTGAAACATTAGCGCCAAGTACTTCAAGCTTAGCAGTTGTAGCATCAATGTTTAAGTTCTGGACACTTTGTGTTTCAATTAGTCTAGCGCTTGGATCATAAAGATCACCAGTGACCATTGTTGTTTGGTTGTTTGATGTTCCAGTTGCTTGCGATGTGACAAAAACATTAGCTGCAGTTGAGTTTGTTGAAAAACCAGTTGTGGCATTATCACGAGACCATGTAATAGTACCAACAGATGTAGTACCTGTTACAAGTAATGAAGCAGTTGTACCCGATAAAGCCTCAAATTGAATATTAGAAGTAGATGCAGCATCTATACTATAGGTATATGGTAGTGATTCTGCTTTAATTAAAACATCTCGAATAGTTTCTGTCTTAACCACAACATCATCATATGTTAATTGACCAACAAGCTCAAACGTTGCTGTATTAACAACAGCAGCCGGCTTGTTTTTGCCACTTGGAGATGTAGCTTTAATGTTAACTGTTGATGTTGTGGGTAGATCATCTGTCTCAGATTTTGGACCAGGATTACTTCGTGTGATCGATGTCCACTTAAATGTGCCGGCACCCCATGTGGCAGTACCACTCGAAGTTGCAGTCTGAGCAGAGTAACCACTTTGTGTATTTGAAGGAGGTGGTGTTATTGTTAGACCATATGTACCAGCTCTCAACACAATTGGTGCTGACCTCTTTTGATCCATGATAATGTTATCAGGTGATCTTAGTGTAGCAACTACAACGACAGATGCTTTCTTGAAACCAAAACCACTAGCATCTTTATTGTGATATAAACTTATTCTTTCAACCTTTGTGGATGTGTTTGAAGAAATAGTTTGTTGAGTAACTGTATCACCAGTTGTCTCAAGTGTAAATGTGATTGTGCCCTGGGCATAGTCTGGAGCAACTGAGTTATGTACCGCTGTAATATCAATTGTGGAGTATTGGCTGGCAGAATTTGAGAATTGATTGTTGGATAATGCAGCTGGTGTTAATGATGTAATTTGTCTATCAATAAATTGTGCTTTGATATCAATTGTAGATGTATTAGTTGCAACTACTTTTCCATTATTAATCATCTCAGATAGTAGAGAATACACTACAGCATTTGTTGATGGTCTTGGAGCTGAGACACCAAAAGATACACTATCCCCAACTCCAGGAAGAACGCCATCGAAGGTAAACGTAGGAGTTATTTCTCCAGTGCCCGACAAATACTTTGGTGTAAACCTATATGTGGTTCCTGTCAATGATGCATTAGATGTTGCTGTTACTGTAACAAATGCTGTTTGGGCTACGACACCTGTTGCATTAATAGTGAATGCTGGGGTAGCAATAACTTGGAAGGCAGTGTTGACGGCGTTTACCGTCAACTTTATATTTTTTGTGCATGTATTAACAGTATGACCACCAACTGTCATCACACCAGTCACAGTTAGATTGGCAACCTTAGTACCGCTTAGCGAAGACAATTTAACAACAGCAGTTTTGCTATTTGTTTTTGTTACTACAATGTCGCTAGCCGTAACACCATCAGAACCACTATCAATACTATAGGTCCATGTTAATAGAGGATCAAACATGTCGCTATTGGCCTGAAGCGTAAGCTCAGCCGTTATTGGAGCACCACTTACTGCAATACCACCTTGGGTGTTCGTTGTTGACGTAGTAAAAATTTCTGAGAAACCAATTTTATTACTCAGATCGCTGAAAAGGATTTCTGTTCCTTGTCTTGATTTTGCTGCTGTTCCTGTTAATTGTCTAACAACAGTATTGGCGCCAACATCTTGCTGAATACCAGAACCATCACCAGGATTGATTTCATCTCTGATGTCGGATACATCTAATGCATTGGCTGGTGTCGTTGGGGTGGTCATTTCAAACCCTATAAAAAAAGGCTACGTATCTATTTATACGTAGCCCTAGTTGAGATTTGAAGCTTATTTTTGAATTTGTTCTTGTGCCTGGGGAGCAGGTTTAGGTGCTCGGAGTGCTTCAATCTTCTTTTTTAAATTTGTTATTTCTTCGTCTTTTTGTAATAATGCAGCCTCTAGCTGGGCCACCTTTTCAGTATTAATATCAAGTTGTGCTTTTAATAATATTACTTGTCCAGTAGTTTCAATCCACATATTTCTATGACCATTAAAAAGCCTTTCGACTAAATCATTTTGACTCATAATAACCTCAAAAAATTATATTAGAATGTACCACCATCTAAATCGCCCCAGACAGGATATCCTGTTGAGTTGGCTTGTAGAATCTGGCCATCCGTACCAGCTGCAGTTACTTGAAGAGCACTTGTGCCATTACCATACAAGATACCCTTTGATGTAAATGTAGCAGCGCCTGTACCGCCTGATGCTACACCCAGAGCAGTTGATAGGGCTAATGTGTTAGCTGTAATGTTTACATTAACTGTAGAGTTTGCTGTAATTGTCAATGCAGCCGCATTTGAAACCAACGCACCTGATAACAAGTATGCATTCAAATCAGCAATAACAAATGTTGGATCTGCAGTATTGACGGTTGCTGCTGCCTCGAGGTCTTGGGTCAACCCTCTGAACAAATAGAATTGATCAACAGACGCATCTCTAATCAAACCAGCATGCTTACTTGTAGCACTCTGATAATAATTACCTACAAAACCTATATCTACCAAGTCGCTAGATGTATTGTTACCAGCCAAGTAAATCATTGGGTCAGAAATGACTACTGACTGTACATTTGTCGTGATTACATTACCAAATACTGTTAGGTCGCCCTTAATCTCAACATCATGCTCGAAGTAACCTTGATCAGCATGGACATTGCCAGCATGAACCTCTAACCAGTATAATGTGTTATTACCTAAGCTGTGGGTTAGATTTGCTGATGGAATAATAAACGAATTGATAAGCCCATTGAATGTAACAATGTCTGAAGCATTGCTACCAAGGGTTGTGTTACCAAGGACATCAAGAACAGCACCAACGGTAACATTTGCGCCAAGAATCTTATCGCCGTTTACTTCACCCCATCTTAGATCAGCACGACCCAACTTATGTTGGTTATTGGCTGAAGGTGAAATTTCTGTATTAACTGTTGACTTAAATGATACAATATCAGTACCAAAGCTGTCGCCAAGTACAATGTTGCCATTTACGTTTAGATCACCAGCTACATTAGCCCAGCCTGTGATTGTTGTGTTGCCAATTGTTGCAACACCTAGGCCTGCAGCAGGTGATGTTACAGATGAGGAGTTAATAACTGTGTTGACAGTTGAGTTGCCAATTAATAATGAAGCAGTATCAAGTGTAACGTTGGAACCAATGGCAACTACAGTTGAATTTACTACAGCATTTACGGAAGAGTTGCCGACTGATACAAAGCCAGTTACAGTTGTGTTGCCAAGAGTAGCTGTATTGCCGACTGTTAATACGCCATTGACTGTTAAGTCACTTCTTGCTGTTACAGCACCGCCAATGTTGGCAGTTGAAGATACATTAATGAAACCGGTTACAGTTGTGTTACCGCTAGCTATTGTACCATCAATATCAAATGATGTAGCTGTTAGAGCAGCATTGACAGTTGAATTGCCAACTGTAATTGTGCTTGTTGTAACAATTACATTTGAACCGACCCCTACTTGTTCTGTAGCACTGACATTAGCTGCAAGAACAGTATTTGTAGATACAGCTGTTGAATTAACTACTGAGTTGACAGTTGAATTACCAACTGTAATTGTACTTGTTGTAGCAACTACATTTGAACCAACACTTACTTGACTTATAGCAACAACCGTATTTGTTGATACAGCTGTTGTATTAACGACAGAGTTGACAGTAGAGTTGCCAACAGAAATTAAGGAACCATCAAATAATGTATTGCCAACTAGTAATTGTGTACCTCGTAAGGCTATATTACCAGCTTGAATTGTTGTGTTAACAGTACTATTACCAATGAACAATGTTGAAGTGTTCAATGATACATCTGAACCAACAGTAATGCCGCCAGTCAATGCAAACGTGTTTGTTGATATGGATGTTGAATTGATTGCTGAGTTAACAGTCGAGTTGCCAACTGTTAGCGATGTATCCACTGTTACTGTTGGTGCTAGGGATACTGTAATGTTCTGCGAGGCAAACGATACGTTGACTTGGCCAGAATTGCCAGCTATTGTGTGGTTTTCCCACTTGCTCGAACCAGCATCGTAAATTAGAAGATCGTTATTGGCAGTACTTGATAGAGTTACATCTGTAAGACCAGCTAGAGATGTTACTGGAGCTGCCCAATGTATGCCACCAGTGCTATTTGAAGTTAGTGTCTGGCCAGCTGTACCAAAGGCACCATTTGCATGTAGGTATGTTGCAACAAGGTTTGCTACAATTACTTTATCAATACCACTTGTTGAGTTGGCAACAAGAGCTTGGTTAGCTGTTAATGTACCAGGATTATGGACGCCGCCAATTGGAATAACAGCTGAGCTATTACCAACAAAGAGTTTACCTGACAGGTATGATACCGCTAATTCGCCTTCAGCTAGTGTTGCGGGAGTAGCTGTACTGCTACTTCTTTTAATTTTTAGTGTACTTGCCATTTAAAACGTGCCTCCATCAACCGTAATCTCGACGTTAGAGATTGCTTTGACTTCGTATTTGTCTAGAGCAGCATTGTATGTCACTACGTCACCATTACTAGGAGTACCTTCTATAACATCAGCTAACTGATCAAACCTATTAACACTTGTTCCTGCACTTACAAGAGTAACAGGGTTGACTCTACCAGTTGACTGTAATGTTCCGTTAACAGATTTAACAACTACATTTGCTGTTGTTGTCGTTGTTGTTAAAAGTGCCATTTTCTCTATCTATCCTTATTTATTATCTTGTTACGTTAGGGGTCACAGTAACAATGCCTTCAATTAATCTTGAAATAACGTTGGATGAATCTGTTACTTCTAGATCATAAACATATCTGCCAGCAACAAGATTGCCAGTTTGATTAGCTGTTAAAGACAGCGTAATGATTCCTGTATTTGATAATGATACTGCAAAGCTAGTGGAATTGGAAGACGTGAAGTGCTTTCTCATTTGAGCTGCACCGCTATATGAGCTAAAGTTAATCGTATTACCACTCTCGTCGTTGAAAGTAATAGATGTTGCAAACGTTGCGCCTTGATCGACGATTAAATTAACTTTCGTAGCCATTTTACCTACTGCTTATACGGTATTTGTCTTCAAGCTCAGCCTCGAGTATATTTACTTTATAGCTGAGTTCCTTAATAGCCTCAATTAGCACAGGAACAAGTTTACCATAATCCACAGCCTTATAGCCATCTTCTCTTTCTGTCACTGCCTGTGGGAATACCTTTTCAACATTTTGGGCTAGCAAACCAATATCATTGTCAGGCTTAGGACCAACATGTTCAAGGTTAACAATTTTATCTTTATCCCACGTAAACTCCACACCCTTCAGCCATCTGACCTTCTCCAAAGCATCTTCAATTTTAACAATATTCTTCTTTAATCTCTCATCAGATGTGTAGAAGGCTGTGATATCGCCAGTTGCATACACAGCGCCAGCGACATGAAGAGGGGCTTGTGGATTTGTGATACCACCTACACCAATTCTTGCTGCTGTATTTGAAACAAATAGTGAAGAGGTAGTACCACCAAAATTTGTATTAGCATTTACTCTAACTTCACCCGTAGCAGCATTAGCAGCTACTCTACCCAACGTAAGAACATCAATTTCTTGAGTCTGAAGATGCGTTAATCTAGTTCTTACCCACTTATTACTTGCTGTGTTATATACAATTGTATCATATAATGAATTTGTAGAGGTAGCATAGCCCACGTTTGATGTGAGCAAAAACTCTAGGGGATCAAGATCTGTACCTTTGACAGCTAAGTTAGACATTGCAACATAGCCAGACGAATTTGTTTTCAGCCAACCAGTTGTAGAACTATACAACGTGCCACGGTCTGCAAATCTCAACTTGGTAGCTGTATCAATAATAATATCACCCTTAACATTAAGGGCACCAACAGTGTATAAATTAAAGTTGTTGGCAACTACCAAATTTGCTTCTAGGGAAACATTACTTGTTGTTACGTTAGATTCAATTAATGAAGCTACTCTAATAGTATTGGCAGCAACTCTACCAAAGACCTTAGCATTAAAATTTACAGAGGCGTTACCAGTTACGCCTTCCGAAGAATTGGCTGTAACTACAGTAGTACTGATGGCATCCGATATGGAATTTGTAACAGCAATCCACTGTGCAAATGTATCTGTATTTGCGTTAATTGTATTGATTGTTATTGCCATTTTTATTCCCCAGTGCGATCCTTAGTAAGTTCTTTAACTCTTCCATTTCTTCCTGTAAATTCTGAATCTTTTGATTCTGTCTCTTTCTTAATTTATATTCCTTCAACTTAGCCATATTAGTATTTAACACAGCACCAGTATCAGGATCCTTAATATAATCAGGATTCTCTTGAACCCTATAAACAACTACTTTTTCCATATTATACTTGTAATGCAATTACCCTTAGATCATTAATTTTTGGATACAAATATTCTTTACCTGAATCAGAAGTAAGTACTAACTTGACACAGAATTTTTTAATAACCTTGTCTTGTCCTGCACCACCATAGAACGGACCGTTTGTTATACCACCAGTTGAATTTGCTGCATAATAAACAACAGGTGTTGTGTTATTAGTTTGATATGCTGCAAATGCATTTCCGGCCAATGTTGGTGTAGTTGCAAATGAATAAACATATTCTAGATATTCATCTGGATCATTTGTATTTCTTGCAGCTTCTGAACTCTCAATAACCATTTTTGACCAAACCTTATCGTCAAATAGTTGTGGATCAGAGGCATTCCATATTTTTGTATACACATAGATTTCAGTATTAGCTGGCTTATTGGCTGTAATGTACAGCTTCAAATCTTCAGCTTCCATACCATCTTCAAGTGTAATAATTTTTGAAATATACTTTGCGTCGGCGCCGCCAAGTCTTGTGTGCTCGTTAGTTGTATTAGCGTTGACCCTATTCTTAATTAGGATCATACTGTTCTTTGCCAGATCAATTACAGGAGATACAAAGTTACTATCAGAACTTAGTGTAGCTTCAACAACAAGTGTAGAGTTACTGCATGCTTTGCCGGATGGTGTTGTGCCTGTTCTGAAATCATTAGATGAACTTTTTTCTTCTGTTTCACCTAAAAAATATCTTGTATTATCATTAAATTCTAACTCAATATTATTTTGAAGAACGCGAGTGGTGTCCTGTACGTACTTTGTACCATTATAGACAGCACCCTTCATTGTTAATGCTACATCTGTAGCTGGAACTTTACCGATACCAAATTTTGGTACAATTGCGTGGTAAGGAAATTTATATAGACCATTATTGGCTGAGCTGTTAATTCTAGCTAAACCAAGGAATCCAGAGTCATCAATGAACGGCTTCCCTTCCTCACCAGTACGAACAAAAGCAATATCAGTATTAGGAGTGAAATTACCAGAAGAGTTTGCAATATAGAGTAGTTTATTTACTGTATCTAGTTTTAATACAGTACCACTAATTTGTGAATTTGCATACCCATTAGCAAAACCGTATACTTGGTCTCCAGCTCTAATATCAGGACGCCCAGTTACTGGTGAAAAATTATAAAAGTCCAAAATGTCAATGTTTTTATTTCTGATAGCAGCTGTTCCAGTTGCCGCAGTAAATCTAGCTCTATACAAAATAAACTTTATATCTTGGTTTACTAAGTCAGCATATCTCTCAGCATTACCAGAATAGTATGCTGTTTCAACAAGAGGATTAGAACCAATAGGCTTGTCATTGGCAAGATCTCTTCTTCCTAACTCTCCTACCCACAATTCATAGTCTGGGGAACTTGCAATAGGTTGGACACAAAATCCGTAGGACTGATCTGCTTCAAGATAAACTAGTTGTGGAAACACAAATTGAGTTTCTGTTGAACCATCCGTTGAAATATTAACATCTTCAGCATCAACAGTTACCATTGATCCAGGAATTACTTTATCAAGATCAGGGAATCCATTGGTCAATCTAATAAGATAGACCTGAACACCAAGCGAGTCTGACTTTTTTCTGAAATATAATCCCAATTTTGAAACATAAATGCCTGGCACACCAACAGGTGTAGTTACCCTGAAAGTTTGTGTTAGGCTATTATATCTTATTGATGCTACGTCTGTCATTTATATTCCTCAAACTTATTTGTGTTTCATTGGTCCGCGATCTGGATCATATCTACCACCACCACGTGATCCACCGCCGCCGCCACCAGGGCCTGGGGTTGTTGGTGGTGGATTGGATGGCGGAACGCTTGTTGATCTCAATGTAAACACTTGTGTAACATTAGCAATAGAATTTGCGTATCCATTAGCCAAGAACATGTCGGCCTTCACTTGTACAACTGATGGTGTTGTGTTAGATGCATTTGAACGTAATGTCAATAGGTCGTTTGTTAATCTTGCTGTACCTGGTACTGTGTTAGCCGTATCACCAGCAATTAATAACAACGATGCACCTGTACCAGCAGACGTATTACCGTTTGTACTGTTAGCAGGAGCTGTGCTATTGGCAACTTGTACCCTAATATTATTTACACCAATTAATCCAGTGCCTGGTGTACCATTAATACTATAATAGACAGTTACATAATCATTCAATGCTGCCTGGGTTGTCAATACAAGTGTTGAGCCGCCTGATACAGAATAGTCCGTACCACCAAGCTGAACGACACCGTTGATTGTAACCTGGATACTCGTGTTTGTATGACCAGATCCAGTCATTGTAAAGCTATTATTAACGGTACTGTTTGCAATAAATGTGGAAACAGTTACAGGAGCACCGTTTGAGAAATTACCAAACGATGTTAATGTGACCTTGGCAATGCCTCCAGTCGCATTTGTTGATACTGTACCAAACGCATCAACCTGACCGTTTGAGAATCTCACAGTATCAGAATTTGAATATCCGGAACCACCAGCTGTTACGTAGACTTGCGTTAGGTTTGCATATTCATACTCTGAGATTGTTGGTCCACTTAGTGTTGTAACTGTCCAAACAACATTACCTTCATAATCCTTATCAGGCTTGGCTATAATTTTTAGAACGGCCGTTGTGCTCAGAGCAGCAGCAGTATCATATGTGAAGTAGGCATATGGGTAGTTCATGTTGATGTTGAAATACAACGGATCAACGTTTGTCACACCCCATCTAAAGTAATCAAACACATCTGAGATCTCATCATAGATACTTGATAGAAGTGTTAAGTTACAGTTTGGAACGGCGAGAGATGTATTAGGTGTTGTATTACCGCTATCAATAATCTTAGGCAATTTTCTTAACGTAAATGTTTGAGAAGTTTCTGATATTCGTGAAGCATTATCAGTTACCTTCAACGAAACGCTAACGTCCTGAACTGAATCAGTTGTCTTATAGGTTATCGTGTGTGGACCTGCACCCGATAATGTATTGGATGAACATTCGATTACATTTGGTATAGCGCCAAATGTCCACTCATAGGCTGTAATAGTACCATTCTTTACGAATGAGTCGTCAGTAAATGTAATGGAGAATTGGCCATTTGGCATATAACCAGTTGAATTGGCTACTGCGTAAATTGTCTGTTCACCAGACACAATGAAGCGGGCAATTACATTTGGTGTTGGTTGAGTGTTGCCGCCTGTTACAGGTGTATTAGCACTTGTGTTGCCGCCAGTGTTTGCACCAGTGTTTGCTGGAGGTGGCTGTGTATTTGGCTGAGGCTGCTGTGGTGGATCTTTGAGATCCAATGTTACAGCAAACAAACCCTCGGCAAATGATTCATCGACACCAGAAGATATTGTGTTTCTATTTCTTAGAGTTAGCTTATGTGTGCCTGAAGAAACACTGTTTGGTGGTAGAATAAACTTACCTACAATCTCACCTCTTGAATCTGATTCAAGAGGCGTATTCCATGGGGACGTTCTTGTAACAAATGACTCATCAGGCTTCGTTGAGCCAGATAGTTCACCAAGAGCGGCCAACTGTGAATTATTATTACCATTAATGAATAGATAGTGGATTGTATTTGGCTTCAGGCCTACAGCTCTGAAAGCAAATACTTTCTCAGCTGACAGATAGACAATACCACTTGATACAGTATCACCATTTTCACCCGTCATCTGCTTGGTTGTTTGCATTGCCACTGATGTAGCATTTCTTGCATCATTGCTTGAGTTACCAATATTATAATCATCGTTATTCTGAATTTCACCTCTCCACCAGCCATAGTTTGCTGTGCCTGGTGTAACAGCTACCATCTTAGAATAAGACTCAGCAACCTTAGATGTACTACCAACTGCTAGAGCTGGTTTTAGGTATTCAATACTATTTGTTACTTTTGGTCTGATATCGATAATACCATTCCATAAAATTGGAACGCCAGATACATTAACAGGATCTGATGCATATGGCTGATCAAGATATGCCTCGTGGGTGTATGCTAGTGATATCATACCACCAGTAACTGCTACGTTTGTGTATGAGTCTGTGTTTGTGTCAAACTCCATTTCCACAACTTCAGGAATAAACGAAGGTCTCAATAGACCCTTCTTTTCATCAATAGCAATTTTATACTCTAGATCATCGGTTCTACCAAAGGCATGGCTTACAAATGGGTCTACGAAGAAACCGTTCTGGAATCTAGCGTCACCATTGTCGTCAGAAACTGTTGTCTGAAGAGCTAGAGACTCAAGCATATTTAACGTGGTATAATATTCTAATCTTTCAATTCTCTTTTCTAAAATTGAAATATCCTTCATTGTGAAACGCTTATGAGATAGAACATCATACTTAATATTGTAGTCTGTTCTGAATACTGACTGTCGTTCAATATCTGTCAATGAAGGATAAGGAGGAACTGTAACCTCGGCAATAGTTAGTACATCTGGGCTGGCTGCTGGTAGTCTTGGGAACCTGTCAGGTAAACCTTCCTGCACTCTAAAAATACCATCACTGTTCAGAGTTAATCTATCCTTTCTACCCAGATAGTAGGTAAAGTTGGAGATAAAATCTTCTCCAGGGATTGGATTATAATTAATTGTATTACTATTAAATGTATTAGTTAATGGTGGATTAATAGTAGCAGTAGCCAGAGCAGTTGTAACATTGGCTGTATTAGCCTTGAATGGTCTAAAGTCAACAACATCTCTGAGGTCATATGTGACTACAACATTAGCCATTGTAGTTGTATACTGAGGAATTTCATATGTTCTAATGTATACACTTGTGTTAGCGTTAATGTTGTCATTAGCTGGATATGATTCAACAGAGAAGAATCCCTCACCAGAGGAAGCATTAGGTGTGAAGCAATCAAATTGAACCAACAAGAAGTTATTAGCTAATGTACCAATTGAAGATGTTTGTGATAATGAAATTTTTGCATGGTCGTAGAATGAATCTCTCTGACCAGAATCCAATATAAAATCATTGACTCTATTTTGGGTCGTGACAAAATTTGTAGCATTACTGCCAAGATAAACACCAGTTAATCTAAAGACGTCTGGTATACCAAGCGACCATGGACCTGTGCCATTTGTTACAGCATTGTTACCTGTATTAATGATTACAAGGCAGTTTCTGTTTACATCTTTACCAAGGTGGGATGCTTCATTATTATATGCTTGGAATCTTACTGTAGCTGTAGTTGTTCCTGTGTAATTAACACCTAGGTTTGCTGTAGCAGTCTGACGGTCCTCTGATACAGTAACTGTTCTCTTACTACCCGTTGCTGGATTTAGAGCAATTGTTGAACCCTTTAAGTGGACTCTTCTATATGTGTTTGCAGCTACTGTTACATTGCCGTTAACCGTCAAGCTTGTGTTGCTTGTAATGGCTGTAATTCTTCTTGTTGTTGCAGCACCAACAAATTCAATACACTCACCAACAACAAAGTCATCTGTGAATGTTGTGCTTGTACCAGTAATAACATTTGTAGCTGATGCTGCTACAGTACCCGATAGAGCTACTGTGGATGCATTACCACTTGTCGGAATAATCTCAATCTTAGACTCGCCAAGGTCAAGAGCTGGGTTACCACTGAATCCAATTTGACCCTTTAGTGAACCTACGCCAAATGAAACAAGTCCACTTGTAACATTGATTACAGCTGTAGTGTTTGCTGCAATATAATAGTAATTGGTATCGTCATTACCATCTGCGTCTTGTAAATTTTTAACAGCTTTAGCACCTAGTGAGAAGAACATGGCCTGGCCATTTGCTTCTAGTAAATTTGGTAGGCTGCTGGTTAAAACAAGATCTGCAAATGCTTGTGAATTTGTAGAGTTAGCTGTGCCAGTGTGGTATACAACTGATCTTGCGTCCTTGAATGAGAATGTGCCAACTGGTCTATAGTTGAAAATGTATAGTCTATATTTGGCGTCTGGGTTACCCTTCTTTGTTGAACCATCATCAATAAACTTAATAGCTCTTGCATTTGCATAGCCAACAATTGTTCCTGTGGCAGCTTCACCAGCAAGTACTTCGTTTGTTACAGCACCCTGGGCAGTGCCATAAAACACAACTTCAACTGTTTGATCGGTTGGGAAGAAGCCTACAACTTCTTTGATCTCGACATAAT